GTATATAAAAACATTTTGTAGAATGTCTTACGTATCCTTGGATCATTAATTGGCATATAAGGTGTAGCAAAAGTTGTTTGGATATTACTACCACCAAAACTGTTACCTTCTTCCATTTGGTATAGGTAACCATCATCATTAGCAAAGACAATTGTTTCTGAGTTTTGGAAGAATCTACTATCTGCTACGTATGCTCTTATCCCTCTTAAGTCTGCCCATGCCATTCCTTCGCCACCTTGACCTGCCATTTGTGTGCCAAGTATACCTTGTGCGTTAGCCTGAGCAATATTATTGTTATAACCTAGTATTCTGTACTGTGACTTATTACGTATGACTACACTTGTAAAAGATGTATTAGCTGTAATAAAGTCTGTTACTTCTTTCTGTATTGTTTTAGATACAACACCTAGTCCAAAGTCACCTAGTCTATCTGTAGCACTTAGAAGTCTTAGGCCATCTGGACCAAGGAACATTACATCCCCACCGACTTCTTGTATTGTATCTTTATCTACACAACCTATATCGGTTGTTACTGGTTGTAAGTTAAAGTCACCTATAGTATTTCCTACTAGTTGAAATATAGATGACTCAGTAAAGATAATAAGCTGTTGTCTAAATACAATTAAACCAGTTATCTTTGCTCCTACCGATATTGTACCAGAACCATTAGCTGCTGTAAAGTCAGTATCTGTAAAAGGTGCAGTAAATGTTAGTAGATTATTCTTACCAAAGAACAACTGATTCTTAAAACTTACTACAAACTCTGCTGCAGATACGTCTGTAGGTGCATCGTTAAGTGCTGTAAACAAAGAGCCATTATACAGTGCAGGAACGTTGATACCATCAACAATGGCTATTTTTTCTGATCCTGTATAGTTATACCTAGAAAATTTAGTTTTACCAGCATTTTCTCTTGACGTACTTAAAAAAGTTATAGCAGCATTATCTGCTGGTGAACTAGCTAGAGCAGGATCAATAGCTACATTAGCCTCACCTGAATCATTAACTGTTGGTGTTGCAGTTACAGTGTATATCTTATCTATACCTGCAATTTTAAATACATCACCTATTTGTGGTGTAGAAGTTAAACCATCAACAGCTAGAGTAGTGCCAGTCTGTGATCCAGCGTTTACCAGTACTGTACCATAGACTGGTACATTTATAAGTGAGTATCCAATACCAGATGTTTTAAGTAAACTTTCATTCTTACCTACAATAACTGAGTCAAGAAATACACCACAACCTACTGCAAGATAATTTCTAGTTGTACTTGTAAACTCTACATTATCTCCGTTTGCAGGTGAAGCAGTAAGAGCAGGTGATATAGTTAGTGTTGCTCTGTTTTCATCATCATCAAATGTAACACTTCCACCAATAGTATATGGAGTCTTAAATTGTAGTGCGGTATCATTTGTAAGTGTTAAAGATAGAGTATCAGCAGCAGTACCTATTACAATAGTAGGAGAACTGAATGATGCTACTGTTGTACCTCTTGGTATACCAGTACCGACAATTTCCATACCTGTTGAGATAGTTCCTACTATACCATCTATTGCAAAGGTAGTAGTCTTAAAGGTAAACTGTAGCGCTAAATTATCTGCTACAGTTACGTTGCTAGACAGTACTACAGTAAAGTTTCCGGTTGCCCCTGTTGTAACACTTGATACTGTAACGTTACTTGGAATACCTACGCCTGTTAAAGTTTGACCTTTTGCGATAGTACCTGAAGCAACAGTATCTACAATAATTGTGTTACTTGCTGTTACTGCACCATTAACAAGTGCAGTTGGTCCGTTTGCAGAAGCAATTGTAGATGTACCATTTATATTTGCAGTAACGTGTACTAGTTTAAACTTATCACCTGTCTCTGGTGTTTGTCTAATGTTTGCAATGTTTAGGCTTGTACCAGTTTGACTTGCACCATGTACTACAGGTATACCATATGGTGGTATTATGTCTACGTCGTATTTATCATAACCTTGTATTCTTTGATAACCACCTTCTATAGATGGTTCAAAGTTTCTAAGGGTTCGTGCAGATCCTGGCATTTTCATACCTTGCTGCAAAGGACTCATATTTGTAATAAGCCCACCCCTAAACTCAATAGGGTATGTTTGACGAGTTGTAGGCATGTATTAAGAAACTCTAGCTGAAGTTGTTACAGTGGTATTTAAAACAGTCGATCTAATATATTCATAACGGTTAATATACAAACTTCTCCATTTGTTTTATTTCTTGTTCAAACCTAGCTTGCATCATAGCAGACTCTTGACTTTCACCCCTAAACAAGTATGCAAAGTGCATAGCACCATTTACAATAACATATCTAAATTGTTCAGGAACGCTTGGAACATCTGTAGCATTAATTAAATCAACAGGTAATCTGTAGTATTCATAAACTAATTCGTATGCTTTATCTGGTGGATTAACAATACCAAACTCTGAACTAGGCGCTTTGAATACATAAGTAGGTAGCTGTCTTAAAGAAGTTGATGTATTATACTCTACATCTGCATAGCTGTCAAGATATTCTTCGTAAGAAAGTAAACTTAATTTTCTAGTTTCATTTCCAAGTGTATCACTTCTTTTAATTCTAAAACTGTTAATGTTTATTACTTTTGTATCTGCAGGAAATGCATAACGTACTATTCCCGGAGTAATTGTTTCTTCTTCTGTAACATGATTAAAAGGCCACTCAAATTCATGTTGGTTAATAAAACGAATAGATGCATTAACAGCATCTTTAACCATACTGTATTCACCAACTGCTGCGGCAAAATTAACAGAGGTTAGTTCTACTTCGTTAAGTCTACGGTTTATATCATTAACAAGACCAAGATAATCGTATGCCATTTACCGTTCCTTTAATCGTATTTTAATACTACGTTCTGCTGTACTTCCAGTATTATCACTCATCCTACATGTAAAAGTATATTCAACATTGTTTTGTCCACCACCAATGTTTATAGTAGCAACAGTGTTAGTATTTGTTTGTGCAACATTTTGTATACTGTCTGTTGTTGCGTTACTAGAAGCTGCTGTTAAATTTTGACCTGCTGCTAATTGTGTTTTTGTATTATATAAAGAAGATTGAACAAACCATATAACTCCTGTTATTGTAGCTGTGTCAAGAAATCTTGACCAATCAACACTATAGTCTAATATTTCATCTGGGTCTTTACTAGGCCAACGAAAACTCATTTATTAATCCTCATTTGCGTACACAACTCTATCGGCTGATGTCGGCTTTCTTTGTATAGATACAAGTCTATCTTGAGATTTAACTATTACAGTTCTGTCTTTAGAACTAACAGTATTCTTTATGTCTACAAAGACTAATCTTTTTTCTTGTACTACTAAGACTGTTCTTTCTGCTGGGGTTGATGGCATTATGCAGCCCTCGGTAGTAGAACAGTTCTTCTTTTATTATATCTGTGTTTAACTGCTTCATAATCAAACTGTATTGATACTACATTTGATGTTGGTAAATTAACTACAGCAGAAGAAGATACACTTGCTAATTTTTCAATAATACCTACGTTAATGCTACCTAATGATATTGTAGCAGCTACACTTTGTAATGCTTCATCTACAGTAGCTTCTGGTTCTGTAATACTACCAGTTAGTTCTAAACCTACTATCTCTGCTTTAGAAGATGATCTAGCTGTTACGGAAGGAGCACCTACTGTACCAACTACTGTTCCTAGTTTCTCAGATACATTAGGTTTAATTGTACCTATTGTAAATGTAGCTGTTACACTTAGTAAACTTTCAGAAGTCTTAGCTTCTACTGTAGCTATAGCACCTGTTGCAGATACACTTGCTAGAGCTTCACTTACATTTACTTTAAGTGTACCTATCGCACCTGTAGCTGATGCACTGTTTAAGTCTTCATCTACCTGTGGCTCTATTGTGCCTATAGCACCTGTAGCCGTTACACTTCCTAGTTCTTCTGCAACATTTTCTTTTACTGTGTTGATGCTGCCTGTAGCACTTACACCAGTAAGTGTTTCACTTACACCTACACCTAGAGAACCAATTGCACCTGTTGCTGATACACTGAGTAGGTTCTCAGATATGTCAATTTCAAAACCACCAACGCTTACAGTTTCTATTGCGCCAGTTGCACCAACTCCTGTTAGGCTTACATTGGGTGCTACCTTACCGTATCTAGCAGCCCCATGCCTACCTGTGCCATAAAGAGCATCAGAGGAGTCATAGAAAGACATTTGTTAGGCGATCCGTATTACTGCAGTACTTGCTCCTGCTGCAGGAAATTCTATAGTCAAGTCACCTTCTGTAGCACTTACCGTACCAGCAAAGTCTATTACGCATATTGCTTTGTTTGAAGCAGAAGAGTTATATATAATACAACCTGCTGCTGAAGTTGTTACATTAGAAAATACTTCATCTGCAAAGTCTACAATAGCAGTTGTACCATCTGCTGAAATAGCAGCACTATCTAGGTTTTGTCCACCTGCAGAATAGTTAGTACCTGTTGCTTCGTCAGAGTTTCCTGTAACATCTGAATAATTAGTTGTTGCTGCGTTGTATGTACCAGACATACCGCTTTTAATTAGTTCAAGCTTTAAAGTATGGGTATCCGTATCATGTACCGCACCAAGAAGTTCTTGTTTAAAACTTGTACACATTGCTGTTGTGATAGCCATGTTTGAATCCCTTTATATACAGTTAGAGAGGCCACTCTAAAGCAGCCTCTCAATTGTTTAGTTACGCAAGAGCATCACGAGCTACTTCGTTAGCAGCCATGTCACCTTGATCGCTGATGTCCATCATTACAGCCCAAGCACGTAGCTTACCTGCTGTAAATGAAGCACCACTACCTGCTAATACAAAGTCAATTGTATCACCAGTTGTAGATAGAGCAAGTCCATCAATTGCAACCTGCGGAGCATAATCACCGTCAGATGCACCATCAATGTCAAGTGCTGCA